GTTGGCCGAGTACGGCGCGGAGATCGCCGACGCCATGGCCGAAACAAGGAGGCAACGATTTGGCGAGAAAACCTAAGACTGCGCCAGCACCCGACAAGCCCAACGCCCTGGCCCTCGAAATGATGGTCCTGCGGTCGCTCGACAGCATCAAGCGGTGGGAAGACAACTACCGGCGCGGCAACATCGAAGCGATCGCGGCGAGTATCGAGCGATTCGGATTCAACGGGGCGCTGCGCGTCTGGCACGACACTGTCATGGCGGGCAACCACGCTCATGCGGCGCTGGAGAAGCTGCGCGCGGACGGCGTTGCGGCGCCCATGGGTGTGATCGATCAGGGCGGTGACTGGCTCATTCCCTGCATCGATATCAGTCACCTGAGCGAGACCGAGGCGAAGGCGTTCGCGACCGCTGACAACCGCATCCAGGAGCTGGGCGACGTCGACAACGAGCGGCTGCTCGCGATCCTGTCCGAGGTCGCTGAGGTCGACGTCACGATGTTGAACATCGCGGGCTTTGAGTCGGACGACCTCGACGATTTGCGTCGGCTGCTCGATCCTGATCAATCCGAGCCCGGGAAGAAGAAGCAAGTGTCCTTCGAGGCTGGCGAAGAGCCTGAAACGGACACGACTTGCCCGAAGTGCGGGCATAGGTTCAAACATGAAGACAAAGACTGAAGTTTTGTGCGCTTGCGGATGCGGGCAATGGTTGACAACTCCCGATGATCGTGGACGGACTAAGCGGTTCGTGCAGGGTCACAACCAGCGCGGGAAAGAGAACCCCGCAAAGCGCAACCCCGAAAGCCGGAACAAGCGAACCGGACGATGGCGCGCGCGGCTGACCGTTCCCGCGAATGCGTGTTCACTCGCCCATATCGGGGGCTGTTCCCACCGCGTCGAAGTCCATCATATCGATGGTTGCACGGTCAACAATTCACCCTCAAACCTGATCGCGCTATGCACTTCCCACCATCGGCTCGTTGAGAACGGTCGGATTGATCTTGCGAACCCGATCATGCCCCGGTTCGTCGTCAAGGGTGGCAAGCGGAGGTACGAAAAGAGGCCCTAATGGCGAAGGCGAAGCGTGGGCGGCGCGTGAAGCGCACGGTTGAGATCGACAAGAAGATCGAGACGGCATTGGCGACGGGGAACACCCGGCGGGCCGCCTGCGCGTTCGCGGGGATCTCGGAGGACACCTTCGGGCGCTGGATCGAGAAATATGCGGATTTTGCGGAGCTTGTGGCCCGTTCTGAGGCGCGGTGCGAGGTCCAAATGACCGCGATCATCTATAAGGCTTCGCAGGAGCGCGAAGTGACGGTGACGAAGACGGTCAGGCGCGGCAACGAGGTGATCACCGAGACGGTGGTGAAGAAGGAGTTTGACTGGAAGGCTGCACTTGCTTGGCTGGAGCGCCGGAAGTCGGAGGACTGGGCGGCGCGGTCGAAGCACGAGCACACGGGTCCGGACGGCGGGGCGATTCAGCTTCAGTTCGCAGATCAGCTCGACCGGATCTATGGCAAGGGAGGCAAGCGTGAAGGGTAGCGCGTGGCGGGTAGCGGGTATCGGGCTGAGGGTCTCGGCGGTTCAGCGTGCGCCCATCACGATTCGGGTTGCGATTCGGCCTCGGCGGGTCTCGAAGATCAAGGAGGACGCGGAGCTGCTCTGGCTGATCGAGCGGGCGCAGAAGGGGAATGAGCGGGCGATGAACGAGCTTCTGCAGCGCTACAACGGGCTGCTGCATAAGGTCGGGCAGGGGATTCGCGCGGGCGACGGTTACGAAGAGCTGGTGTTCAAGTTCTTGGTGGCGGTGCGGCGCTATCAGCCTCGGCCCGGGATCACGTTTGGGGCTTACCTCAAGCAGGTGCTGACGCGGAGCGCGATCGACCATGCTCGGAAGTGGGACCGTCGGGACGGAAAGGTGACGTTCGTGGAGCTGGACGAACGGATTGTGGGATAGGCGTTCTTAGGTTTCCGTGGGGTGGCGCAGCGGCAGCGCGGCGGGCTCATAATCCGCAGGTCGGAGGTTCGAATCCTCCCCCCGCATCCGGTCTCACATCATAGCTTTTGCATGAAGCCGCAAGCGTGACACTTGCGAGTCGTAACTGTTTTGTTTGCCTTTGTAGCAATGATCGCTAGGCCTATGCCCGCTAAAATGATAACGATGTCAATTAGCGCGTTGGAGAAGTTTGGCCATTTGCCAAGATTTCTAAACACGCCAAATCCGACCATAGCGAATCCGGCAATCTTCAAGATCATACACATCGGAGTTACTTCCTCGGTTTCCGTCTCAACTAGAGTGTGTTGACTTCTGCAGTTTGGACAAGTGCTCATCACTATTGCCTGTTTCAGCAGCACTTTACCACAAGGTGTGAGACCGATCTCGGGAGTGCCAAAAATCCAGCTGATGATCGGCAGAACGAGCCCATAATTGCTCCATGACTTGGTATCAGCGTCACTCGCCCTGGCTGACGGGGGCGATCATGTTTGGGGTGATGGCGGGGCTCGTCTTCACGATTCTTGGAAGTCGGGATCGGTTCGAGATCAGGCGTGACGGGCTGATCATTGAGGTGTGGAGCCAGGGCGAGCTTCAGGGCGAGTTTCAGCCGCGTGACGCCGAGGTCTACACGTTCCTGGACGACTTGGAGAAGGGCAAGCTGTAGCGGGTTGCGCGCCGAGCGCAAGGAATCTGCGGCTACAATTCGGGCATGGCGAATCAGAACCTCTCGGGGCTGTCTTGGGCGGTGGCGGAGCTGCTGCGGGGGGATTACAAGCAGAGCGACTACGGCAAGGTGATCTTGCCGTTCATCGTGCTTCGGAGGCTGGACTGCGTCTTGGCGGATACGAAGGCGGCGGCGCTGGAGGAGTATCAGAAGCGGAAGGCAGCTGGGCTCGATCCTGATGCGTTCGTGAAGCGGGTGACGGGGTATCCGTTCTACAACACGAGCCCGCTTGACTTCAAGCGCTTGGTGGCGGCACCGGAGGAGATTCGGGAGAACCTCAAGGCTTACGTGGCGGCCTTCAGCGACGACATCGAAGACATTTTCGAGATGTACAACTTCGTGGCGCAGATCGACACGCTGGCGAAGGCGGGGCTGCTGTATAAGGTCGTCCAGAAGTTCGCGGCGGAGGATCTTCATCCGAAGGTGGTGAGCAACCACGAGATGGGGCTGGCGTTTGAGGATCTGATTCGGCAGTTTTCGGAGCTTAGCAACGAGACGGCGGGAGAGCACTTCACGCCGCGCGAGGTCATCCGGCTAATGGTGCACCTGCTGTTCTGCGAGGATGAGCAGGCGCTGACGGGGAAGGGGATTATTCGGACGATCTACGACCCGGCGGCGGGCACGGGGGGCATGCTGAGCGTGGCGGAGGAGTTTCTGTATCAGCTGAACCCGGACGCGAAGCTGGTGGTGGCGGGGCAGGAGCTGAATCCCGAGTCTTACGCGATCTGCAAAGCGGACATGCTGATCAAGGGTCAGGACGTCTCGAAGATGGTCTTCGGGAACACGCTGAGCAACGACGGGCACGAGGGTGAGACGTACGACTACGGGCTGTCCAATCCGCCGTTCGGGGTGGACTGGAAGAAGGTTCAGGCGGAGGTCACGCGCGAGCATTCGAGCCAGGGCCACAACGGTCGGTTCGGGCCGGGGCTGCCGCGCGTGAGTGACGGGAGCTTGCTGTTCCTGCTTCATCTGATCAGCAAGATGCGGCCGAAGAAGGACGGTGGTGGGCGCATCGCGATCGTTTTGAACGGCTCGCCCCTGTTCACGGGTGGGGCGGGCAGCGGCGAGAGCGAGATCCGGCGCTACATCTTGGAGAATGATCTTCTGGAGGCGATCATCGGGTTGCCGACGGACATGTTCTACAACACGGGGATCAGCACTTACATTTGGGTGGTGAGCAACCGGAAGGCGGCGGAGCGGAAGGGGAAGGTCCAGCTGATCGATGCGAGCAGCTTTTGGCAGAAGATGCGAAAGAGCTTAGGGAGCAAGCGCAAGGAGATGAGCGCGGAGCACATCGAGCGGATCACGAGTCTGTTCGGGAAGTTCGAGGAGGTCACGCTCGACGGCGTCCCGATCAGCAGGATTTTCAAGAACGAGGACTTCGGGTACCGAACGATCACGGTCGAGCGTCCGCTGCTGGATGAAGCGGGCAAGGTGGTGATTGCGAGCAAGGGGAAGACGAAGGGGCAGCCGATGCCGGATTCAGGCTTGCGCGATACGGAGAATGTGCCTTTGCGCGAGGATGTTGAGTCGTACTTTGCGCGGGAGGTCTTGCCGCACGTGCCCGATGCATGGATCGATCATGAGAAGACGAAGGTCGGTTATGAGATTCCGTTCAATCGACACTTCTACGTTTTCAAGCCGCCGCGTCCGCTGGAGGAGATCGATGCGGACTTGAAGGGGGTCACGGATCGGATTCTGAAGATGATCGGGGAGCTGACCCATTGAGCTTCAAGCGTTACCCGGCCTATAAGGACAGCAGGGTGGAGTGGCTTGGCGAAGTGCCTGCGCATTGGGCCGTACAAAGGCTTAAATGGTCTACAGAAAGTTGCCAGAATGGACTTTGGGGGGACGAACAACAGTTCAATGAAGACGACATTCCATGTGTACGTGTTGCCGATTTTGATCGGCAAAAGCTCCGTGTGGAGTTGATTGATCCCACGATCCGAAACGTGAGTGAACGCGAGAGACTAGGAAGAGTGCTAGGGCCAGGAGATCTTCTGCTTGAGAAGTCAGGTGGAGGAGAGAATCAGCCCGTCGGCTGTGTCGTACGGTACGAGGACAGGGTGCCAGCAATCTGCTCGAACTTTGTCGCGCGGATCAGGATCGCACCAGGAATGAACTCCTCTTACTGGCGTTACGTTCATGCAGCTGCTTATAGTGTTCGTCTCAATACGAAATCCATTAAGCAAACATCGGGCATCCAGAACCTAGATTCATCACAGTATTTCGATGAAAGGGCCGCGTTCCCGCCGGTCTCAGAACAGGATCATATCGCAAGCTTCTTGGAACGGGAGACGGGGAGGATTGATGAGTTGGTGGCGGAGCAGCGGAGGCTGATCGAGCTGCTGAAGGAGAAGCGGCAGGCGGTTATCAGTCACGCGGTGACGAAGGGTCTTGATCCGACGGTGCCGATGAAGCCGTCGGGAGTCGAGTGGCTTGGCGAGATTCCAGCACATTGGGGTGTTAAGCCGCTTAAGTTTTTGACCCAACCCAACAGACCTATCATGTATGGCATTGTCTTACCTGGCCCTGATGTAGGTGAAGGAGGGATTCCAATTCTAAAGGGTGGAAACGTCAAACCTTCGAGAATGGTGCTTAGGGAGATGGCCCGGACAACCTCAGACATTGAGGCCCCTTACGCTCGGGCGAGGCTTGTCGCTGGAGATCTGGTCTACGCGATTCGAGGCACCATAGGGGACTGCGAGGAAGTGCCGCCGGAGCTACATGGTGCAAATATTACACAGGACGTTGCTCGTGTTGCCATCTCTGATCAGCACTCTGCAAGGTGGGCTAGATGGATGTTGCTGTCTTCAGCGATTAGGGAGGAGCTAGCCTGCGGGAGCTTAGGCGCAGCGGTGCGGGGTGTAAATATCTTTGACCTCAAGCGCGTTAAGGCTCCAACGCCACCGCTTTTTGAACAGACCTCTATTGTGAAGTACCTGGAGGCAGAGTGCGGTAAGTTCGAGCAGCTAACCGCTGCCGCTGAAAGGGTAATCGAACTGCTCCAAGAACGACGGGCGGCGTTGATCTCGGCGGCGGTGACGGGGCAGATCGACGTGAGGGATGCGGCCTGATGGCGATTCATAACGAGGTCGAGTTCGAGAAGGACATCTGTGCGCATTTGGAGGCTCGGGGCTGGCTCTGGTCAACGTCGGACGCAGGCTACGATCGGGAGCGGGCGCTGTTTCCGGCGGATGCGCTGGACTGGGTGAAGGCGGCGCAGCCCAAGACGTGGGAGAAGTTCGCGGCGCATCACGGGGCTTCGGCGGAGGCGGAGTTCATCAAGCGGCTGGCGAAGGTACTCGACGATGAGGGAACGCTCAAGGTCTTGCGCGAGGGCTTCCGGATGGTCGGTACTGGAGGTGAGGACTTCAAGATGGTCCAGTATAGGCCGGCGCACGGGCTGAACCCGGAGATCGAGGCGCGGTACAAACTGAACCGGCTGCGGGTGATGCAGCAGGTGCACTACAGCACGAAGCATCAGAACTCGATCGACTTGGTGCTGTTCGTGAACGGTCTACCGGTGGCGACGATCGAGATCAAGACGCAGTTCACGCAGAGCATCGAAGACGCGAAGCGGCAGTACTGCGATGATCGAGATCCGAAGGGGGAGCCGCTGCTGACATTCAAGCGGGGGGCGCTGGTGCACTTCGCGCTGTCGACGGAGGAGATCGCGATGACGACGCGGCTCACGGGAGGGTCCACCTACTTCTTGCCCTTCAACAAGGGGCATGAGCGGCGGAAGGGGAACCCGCCGAACCCGGACGGATACGCAACGCACTACCTTTGGGAGGAGATTCTCGTGCCGGATATGTGGCTGCGCATTCTGGGCTCGTTCATCCAGCTTGAAAAGCGGAAGGAAGAGCAGCCGGGTGGCAAGCTGGTCACGAAGGAGACGATTCTTTTCCCGCGGTATCACCAGCTTGACGCGGTGAACTGCCTGGTGGCGGCGGCGCTGAAGGACGGGGCGGGCGGCAAGTACCTCTTGCAGCACTCGGCGGGGTCGGGGAAGAGCAACACGATCGCTTGGTGCGCGCACCAGTTCGCGACGCTGCACAACGCGCAGGACGAGAAGATCTTTGATACGGTGATCGTGATTACGGATCGGACGGTTTTGGATGATCAGCTTCAGGAGACGATCAAGCAGTTCCACGGTGCGCGGGACAAGGTCGTGGGCATCGATCGGCGGGATGGGTCGAAGTCGAAAATGCTGGCGGAGGCGCTGAAGTCGGGGGCGCTGATCGTCATCGTTACGCTGCAGACATTCCCGTTCATCTTGAAGGAGATGCAGGAGGAGGGCGGGCTGCGGAAGAAGCGGTTCGCAATCATCATCGACGAGGCGCACAGCTCGCAGAGCGGCAAGGCGGCGCACCGGACTCGTCAGGTTTTGGCGAGCGGCGAGACGGAGGACGACGAGGAGCAGACGGTCGAGGACTTGCTGATCGCGGAGGCGGAGTCGCGGCGGCTGCCTTCGAACGCGTCCTTCTTCGCGTTCACGGCGACGCCGAAGCCGAAGACGCTGGAGCTGTTCGGTCGGCCCGGCTCGAAGATCGATGAGCACGGCAAGGCGCTGCCGGAGCCGATCCATCTTTACACGATGCGCCAGGCGATTGACGAGGGGTTCATCCTGGACGTCCTGCGTGACTTCTTGCCGTACCGGGTGGCTTATCGGTTGTCGCACGGTGGGAAGGATTGGGACGACTCGACGGTGGAGAAATCGGAGGGGATGAAGGCGCTGAACCGCTGGGTCCGGCTGCATCCGCACAACATCGCGCAGAAGGTCGAGATCATTGTCGAGCACTTCCGGTCGAACGTCATGCACCTGCTGGGGGGCAAGGCGAAGGCGATGGTGGTGACAGCGAGTCGGATCGAAGCGGTGCGCTACAAACTGGCAATGGATCGGTACATCGAGAAGATGCGGTACCCGATGGCGACGATCGTGGCGTTCTCGGGCGATGTCGAGGACTCGGACAGCGGGCCGGAGAAGTTCACCGAAGGGAATATGAACTCGCTGGGTGGTCAGGATATTCGGAGGGCGTTCAACACGGATCGGTATCAGGTGCTGATCGTGGCGAACAAGTTCCAGACGGGCTTTGATCAGCCCTTGCTTTGCGCGATGTACGTCGACAAGCGGTTGGACGGCATCACGGCGGTGCAGACCCTGTCGAGGCTGAACCGGACGTATCCGGGCAAGGATCGGGTGTTCGTGCTGGACTTCGTGAACGACGCCGAGGGGATTCGGAAGGCGTTCGAGCCTTATTACGAAGAGACCGAGCTGCTGGCGACGACCGATCCCAATCTGATTTACGACGTGCTGTCGAAGCTGAAGGCGGAGGGGATCTTTACGGAGCAGGACGTCGAGAACGTCGCGCGGATCTACTTCGAGTATGCGCAGAAGCAGAGCCGGTCGGGCCAGGAGCGACTGGTGGCGGCGCTGGGACCGGCGGTCGATCGGTTCAGGGTTCGGTGGCGGAACGCGGAAGACGAGCGGGACGGCGAGGCGATCAAGCGGCTGGTGATCTTCCACAAGAGCTTGGCGGGGTTCTGCCGGCTGTACGACTTCCTTTCGCAGATTGCGGACTACGACGATCGGGATCTGGAGGCGCATTACATCTTCTGTCGGTATCTGGAGCCCTTGGTGCGGCCGGAGCGGGTGCGGACGCCGATCGATCTCTCGGAGGTGGCGCTGACGCATCACCGGATCCAGGAGGGGCCGAATCAGGAGATCCGGCTCGGATCGGCGGACGAGGATGATCGGAAGCTGAAGCCGATCACGGATATCGGGGCGAACCCGCGCGATCCGGAGAAGGTGCGTCTGTCGGAGCTGGTCGAGCGGCTAAACAACTTGTTCGACGATGGCTCGCTGACGGAGGCGGACTTGGTCGGGATGTTCGATCACGTGGCGGCGAAGATGATGGAGAATGCGGACCTGAAGCAGCAGGCGACGGCGAACACGAAGGATCAGTTCAAGCAGAGCCCGTCGCTTCGGAAGGCGGGCGAGGACGCGGCGATCGCGGCGATGGACAGTTACCAGACGATGGGTCAGCAGCTGTTCTCGGATCGGAAGAAGCTCGATTCGTTCTTGGGGATGCTGGCGGATCATGTTTACGAGCGGCTGAACGCTCCGGCTGAGTAGCGTTTCTTGGCTCCATGCTCGAAACGTTGATGCAGGGGCTTGCGGCGAATGGGCCGTGGGCGTTGATGGCTGGCTTTCTGCTGCTCCGGATCCTCAAAGCGTGGGACGGGGACCGCCAGCAAGCGATGAACCTGCTCACCCAGTTTCAGGCGACGATGCAGAAGCAGTCGGAGGCGCTTGAAGAGCTGACTTCGGCGGTTCGGTCATTGCGGCAGGCTGTCGACGACGGGCACCGCGAGCCGCTCCGCGTCGAGCACCCGCATCCGACCCACTTGGGCTAGCTGCGTTCCTTCGGATCGTGAAGCAGTTACTCATTCTTATCTCGTTGGCGGCGTCTTGCCTTGGCTCGGCGCAGGACCTCGGCGGGGCGTGGTTCATTGAGCGTGGGCGGTCTCAGCCGGTGGTTCTGGTGCCGGTCGGGCGCGTTGAGGACGTGTTTGGCCAGGCGTGGCTCGACCTTGATCTGTCGCTGATGGGGCGGCCTATTGACGGCGTTCGCCTGGGCGGGGCGGTGACGTTCTCGACTCCCATCGCGCGCAACGCTTGGGCGACGGTGGGCATTGGCGGCCTGGTGGGCGAGACCTTCGAGTGGTCGGCGGTGCGCCCCGGGCTCGTGCTCGGCCTGACGGTGCGGTTCTAGCCAAGATCGGACCGATAGGACGGATAGGACTTATCTGATTGTTGGTGGCTTAGACTCATACCTTCGAGCGGCGCGTGAGGCTGGGTGTCCGCGTGATCAGATCGAGCGGTTCATTGCGGGCGGCGTCGTCCTTCAGCCCAGGCAGCTAGGATTCAGCGCGGCGGCGCGCGAGTGTGACACCTTGGGCGGACCGACTGAGGTCGGGTTTGGAGGGGCTCGTGGCGGCGGTAAGTCTCACGTCATGCTCGCCCAGATCGGGGTCGATGACTGCCAGCGCGCGCCGGGGATTCGGGCGCTGCTGCTTCGCAAAGTCGGTCGCGCGCTGACGGAGGGATTCGAGGATCTGCGGCGGCGCGTCCTGATGGGGACGCCTCACAAGTACCGATCGAGCGACGGCACGGTGACGTTCCCGAACGGCTCGGTCATGCGGATCGGGCACTTTCAGAACGAGCGCGACGTGGATGCTTACCTCGGCCTTCAGTACGACGTGATCGGCGTCGAAGAGGCGACAACGCTCAGCTCGTCGAAGGTCACGTTCATCCGCACTTGCAACCGCACTTCCCGGCTCGACTTTCGGCCCAGGGTCTACACGACGACGAACCCGGGCGGGATTGGGCACCAGTGGTACAAGGCGACCTATGTCGATCCTCGGAAGCGCAAGGCCTGGGCGCGGTTCGTTGCCTCCACTGTCGACGACAACCGGTTCGTGGACCCTGAGTATCGCGAGAAGCTGGAACGACTCACGGGGTGGCAGCTCAAGGCCTATCGTTACGGAGACTGGGACATCGCGGCCGGGCAATATTTCACCACCTGGCTCGAATCGGCGCACGTGCGGCCATCGACGCTGGCGGACCGGGCTTGGGAGTTCTGGCTGGCGATGGACTACGGGTTCGTCCATCCGACGGTCTGGGGGCTGCTTGGGATGGACAACGAGGGCCAGCGATGGCTGATCGAGGAATACGGGGCGTCTCGGCAAACGGTCTCGTATCACGCGGAGATGGTGCGCGAGATGCTCGGGCGGCACGGGCTCCAGATGCACGACATGCGGCAGATCGTGGGATCGCCGGACGCTTTCGCCAAGCGGGCGTCGGAGCAATGGTCAGAGGGTAGGTCGACGGCGGACGACTACGCTGAGGCCGGGATTCATCTAACGCGGGCGATCAACGACCGGATCAGCGGGGCCACGCACGTGCTCTCGCTGCTCGGAGATCCTGGGAATGTCGAGCGGCCGACCCTGCCGAAGTTGTTCCTGATGGACCGTTGCGCGAACACGATCGAGCAGATTCCGGCGATGCAGCACGACCCGCACCGGCCCGAGGACGTGCTGAAGGTCGACATCGACGAGGACGGGATCGGCGGCGATGACTACTACGACATGCTTCGGTACGGGCTCATGGCTCGGGCACCGGTCCAGGGTGTCGACGGGGCGGTGTCGCTGCGAGTGGGGTCGGGCGGTGGGTATCAACCTCGGTAGGCTGAGGCGACGGTAGGCCGGGTTAGGGTACCAGAGTGTTGAGGGGGAGGGCTATTGCTTCGTCAATAGCGGCAGTGAAATCTGGGCTACTTCCAGCTGGAGGTGCGCCGGTCTCGACGAGTCCATGATGCGACAGCATGTTCAGCATCCATGTCTTGCGTCGGTCCGGGTCCTTGGCCCAAGCGCTCTTGAGTGCCGCTTTATTGGTCTCGTGACAGTCACCTAAGAACGCACGAATGAAGGTGCGCGGATTGATGTTCCTTAAGAAAAACTCGTCAGTCTGCGCAACGAATCGGTGGGATGCTTGAAGTAGAGTCAGAATGTCAATGTTACTCGGCTTTGTACGTAGCCGACAGTGGCTAATCGCCTTAGTCACATCAAACCGCGGATAGCGAGTCTCTATCTTAGGTTTGTTTCGCTCCAGTTTCTCGATTTCCTTAGTAGCGTCCTGTGCTCCGCTGTGAAACTCCCGATTGCGCCAATACAACAGTAGGCGAATAAGTGCATCGGACTCTTCGTAGTCGTTTGCATCAAACAGCTTAGTCAGTTTTGCACCTAGCATCCTAGTATCTGCTGTCTCTGTCGCGAGGGTCGGCGGGAGGATGCTAGGTAAGGATACCAACGTGCCAAGGTATTCGTCAATTGACGCGGCAATGAGCCCCAGGACCGCCCTCTTGGCAGCGTCGCGGGCAGTATCAAGGGAATGCTCGGGATTCTGCCCTGTCCAGTCCAGCGCCAGGTCCTCTGGTACTACCGGTTCAGCGGGGATATTCGCGAGTGCCACCAGGATCGTTGCGTAGGCATGGTTCGCATCACCCACGAGGCGCTTGTAATGCCGGCGCGGCCCTGAGATAGAGATCACTAGCATTGCGAAGAAGTTGTTGAGCGGGACTTGCACCCGCATCACCCCGTTTTTGACGAACGCGAAGTCCGACAGAAGCGGGTTGAATTAACTTATTCGACCAACGCACGAATCGTACCGATGGCAATCAACAAAAGTCAAGGTTAGCGGGACGTTTTTTGGTCTTGATGCCGCCTTATGTTCGTCGACACCTGCGGGAGGAGCAGATTGGCTCTGATCGGTATATGGCTTTCATCCCGAGTGATCGGGCGATGCCGCAGACGATCGACGACGCGGAGCGGGATTTTGGGCTCGACATCTACGACCGGATGCGGAACGACCCGTTCATCGAGGGGCCGCTGCGGTTTCAGGAGGCGCTGGTCCTCGAGGACGGCGTCCCGCTGGGCAACCCGATTCCCGAGCCGTCACCCACTTCGGAGCCTGGGGCCGAGGATCTGTACAACGCCGCGCAAGAGGTGCTCTCGTTCTGCCAGGAGTGCCTGGATGAGCTTGAGGAGCCCTTCGAGACCACGGTGGAGTCGCTGCTGCGGGCTTGGTCGCACGGCTACGAGCTGGCGGAGACGACGTACCGGCTTGAGGGTGGCGGGCGCTATGATCGGCGGCTGATGCTGGAGTCGGTTCGCGTGATTCCGCACTCGAACTACGTGCTGCTTTCCGATCCCTTCCAGCGCTTCTTGGGCGTCCTTGGCATCAAGCCGGGCCGGTCGGCGGCGCTGTTCTCGGGGCCGATCGCGAAGCCTGAGGAGCATCCGGGTTTTGTTGGGCGGGAGAAGCTGATCCACGTTACGTTCCGCAAGCCCGAGGGCAGGCTGACGGGCTGGTCGATCATTCGGTCGGCCTATGACGCTTGGAAGCGCTGCCAGATCGTCAAGCCGGTGCAGCTCGCGCGGCTGGGTCAGTTCGGCGGTGAGTCGATCGTGCTGACGGGCACTCCGCTTTCGAGCGACGTTGGCGAAAGGCCCCGAACGATGAGCGATGGTTCGAGGCAGACGGTCGACTGGGCTAGCTGGGTGGCGGACGCTTTGGCGGCGGCGTACAAGTCGGGCGGTGCGGTGGTGGTGCCGGGTGACATGCGGCTGCTCACCATCGGGGGCGAGGGCGACAAGGGTGCGTTCACCGAGTTCTTCAAGGAGGCGAACCGGGAGAAGATGGTGGCGGTGCTGACCTCGGCGCGAGTGCTGGCTGAGTCGGAGCGGAACTCTCAGGCGGACGCGGACAAGGCTGAGAACGTCGGCGACGTGCTCAAGAAGCACTTCCGGCAGAAGCTGGGGGCGATCCTGCGGCGTCAGTTGATCCGGCCCCTGGTGGCGCTGAACTACGGCGAGGACGCGGCCAAGCTGATGACTCCGTCCTGCATGGGCTCGACGATTGGCCAGCCGGATTTGGCGGCGGCGTCGAGCGCGTTTGCGTCGTTGCGGTCGAGTGGCGGGATTACTGACCCGATGGTCGGGACGGTCGTGCGGAAGTGGTTCGCGTTGGAGTTCGTGCCTGGGGAGTCGCCGGGGGAAGAGGAGCCGGACGGCAACGACGCAAACGAAGAGGATAAGGCCAAGAAGGCGAAAGAGCCCGAGGACAAATAGCGGGCGTTCCTTTGGGCCATGCCTTCAAAAGCGGCTTTGGCGTTGGCGCTGGATCGGGTTTGGTGCATCGATGAACGGTATGGGCTGGCTCAGCTCGAAGCGCTTCAGTTCGTTCCCGGTGATTTGATGCTCGGGCCGCGATCACTCGACGAGTATGTCGATGCGCGGGTAGCGGGTAGCGGGTGGCGGGGATCGGGGCCGGATGCGTTTGCGGTCGGGGCTTACCAGCCACGGGCGGATGATCGGAGGCCTTACGCGATCGTGGACGGCGTGGCGCTGATCGAACTCTCGGGGCCGTTGCTACAGCGGCCTTCTTCGATGTCGGGCGGGACTTCGACGATCTTTGCGCGGCGCTGCGTTCGCATGGCGATGGTTGATGACCAGGTCAGCGGGATTGTGCTGCTGATCGACTCGCCGGGTGGTCAATCGTCGGGACTTGGGTGCCTTGCCGACGACGTCAAGATGGCGGCGACGAAGAAGACCACGGTTGCCTATCTCTCCTCGATGTGCGCGTCGGCGGCCTACTGGGTGGCTTCACAGTGCTCGGCCATCGTAGCGTCGCCGTACGCGCAAGTCGGGTCGATTGGCGTGTTCACGCTGCTGATGGACGACACCAAGGCTTGCGACTATGAGGGGCTCGCCTTTACGCTTGTCAGCTCGGGCGGGATCAAGGGCAAGTGGGCGACTGGGCAGCCGGTGGATGACGAGCTGGTCGAGGACGCGCAGCGCGAGGTCGACGCGGTCTTCGGTGACTTCGTGGCGGCGGTAGCTCGGGGTCGGAGCCTCAGCACGGCGCAGGTGAAGTCGGTCGGGACCGGTCATTGCTGGCGGGCTGATGAGGCGATTGCGCTGGGGCTTGTCGACGCAACGGGGACGGAGGATGACGTTCTTTCCGAGTTGATTGCCGCTCGGGCGGCGCGGAGCAACAACCTATGAATCTCTTAGACCTTTTCACCAAGCGCGCTCCGGTGGCGGACGACCCACCGCCGGCAGCGGCCGCGCCTCCGGCCCAGGCTGAGCCGAGCGGCGCTGACATTGCGTTCGTCCAGGGCGTTCTGGACAACGCGGCCAAGACGATGGCGGAGGCCTTCGTCACGTCACTGCTGAACGAGCAGCGGATCGTCCCGGCCCAGGCCGATCACTGGAAGGGTGCCTTCCTTCAGGCGCTCTGCACGGACGGCGGCGGGCAGGTCGCGGCTTCTGCTTCGGGTGCGGTCCTGGAAGGGCCGATGACGGCGCAGGTTCGCGCGTTGGCGGCTTCGCAGCCCAAGCACACGCTGACCAACGCGGTCCTGGAGACGGCTCCGGAGGGATCGGTGCTCGTTTCCGCCCCTGGTGACCAGGCCGTGGCCAAGCAGGCGGCGATGGCTCGCTACCGGTCGGTGGGTGGGCCTAACAACGGCTTTGGAGGTGCGGCATGAGCGCAGCGGTCTTCCATGTTGATCAGTCGACGCTGAATTCCTCGCGCGGCAAGAGCTGCCGAACTTCGTTCCTGATGGACGCCAATGTGGTGGTCACCAAGGGGCAGGCGCTGGCGCTGGTGACGGGTGCCTCGGTCAACCACAAGCAGACGATCACGGCGACGAGCGGCTCGGCTGGCTCAGCGGTGTTCGACTACAACGGTGAGCGGTTCACGCTTCCCTACAACTGCTCGGCGGCGGCGGCTCAGGCGCTGATCGCGGCACTTCCGAACGTTGGGACGGGGAACGTGGCGGTCACGGGAACCACGCTCGACGCGGGCGCGCTAACGGTCGAGTGGAAGGGCAAGCTGGCCGGTCTGACTCAGAACCTGATCGTGCTGGTCTCGAACGGGATCACGGGGGCGACGCCAGCAATTGCGACTTCGCAGACGCCGGTGCCGAACAACCGGCTGGTGGCGTGGAACCCGACTCGGATCGCTGATCCGGCGATTGGCACGTTCACGGTGGCTGGGAACGGTTCGGGCTCGTCCTTCGGGGCGGGGACTTACTTCGTGCAGTTCGCGTGGCGCAACGCCCAGGGCTCGACGCTGCCGACTATCGCGGCGGCGATCACGATCACGGCGGCGCAGAACCTTCGGGTGTCGGCGTTGAACGCTGCGAGCACTCCGGACGACGCGCTGTACCTGGACGTTTACGTCAACGGTGTTCGGATTCACTCGATCACGGTTTCGACGCCGGGCACGGGTGGCACGGTGGCGCAGACGGACATTGCGGCACCGCAGGCTGGTTCGGGTCAGCCCTTGCCGACGGCGAACACCGCGTTCGTGGCGACGGACGGGCGGCACTACTTCACGTGCTACGCGGAGCGGACGTTCTGCACGGATAACTTCGGGAAGATGTTCTACGGCACGAAGCCGATCAGCACGATCGGTGCGCCGGGCAAGCCGGAGGGCGACGTGATCATCGGCGGGACCTTCTTCGACGGTGATTTGCTCGGCATCGATGGCTATGAGCAGCTCTTCCTCGACCAAGTGCGCGGGCGCCTCGTTGCGGGCGTTCTTGGGAATGCGACGGCGGAGTACTTCTTCGGCCCGGAGGGACAGTAAGACATGCCTGGAACGCTGACTTTGCTCGACAATGCCGAGCTGGAGATGCTGGAGCGAGAGCGAGCGATCAATCTCGCCGAGCAGACCTGGCTCGGTCGGATCATGCCGCTGGTGTTCGAAAACACCGACGCGGTCATGTGGGACATTCGCGAGAATGTCAAGGCCTTGATTCCGGCGATCGGCATCGGCGACACCTTGCCGCAGATGAGCGACACGGGCGGCGATCGGTTCGCGGTCGTGCCTGGCCACTACGGTGTGAGCGTGCCGATTCCCGCCGAGCGCATCGTACGAGAGCGCAAGTTCGGACAGGCCGAGTTCGACCCGATCACGGTGGAGGAGGAAACCTCGCGCATCATGATGGAGCTGGCCTACCGCGAGCGCTCGCTCATGAACACGATTCGTGGGCGGCTGCTCTCGCTGGGCGAGATCAACACGCTGGACGCGGCCGGGAAGATCAAGTACAACTTCGCGTGGGGCAACTACGCGAACCAGCTCGTGACGTACACCAGCACCGACGTTTGGACGGACCTGGCGAACTCGAAGCCGCTGTACACGCTGCGGCAGTCGCTGATCTCGAAGGGCAAGGGCTCGGGTCACGAGTTCTTGACTCCAACGGCTGAAATGGGTGCGAATCCGGTGACGTGGTCGTACCTTTGGGGCAACACGAACCAGGCGGACATCGGCGGCAAGAAGTCGCAGTACGGGGCGACGATCACGGAGTTCGGCTCGTTCCGGTCGTTCATCCAGAGCGAGGCTCAGCTTCCGACGCCGGTGCTGGTTGAGTCTGCCTATGAGGATTCAGCCGGGGTCTGGCAGTACGACATCCCGGACGGCTACTTGGTGGTGGTGGGCGTCCACGCTTCGCGCGGGACTCGCGCGGGCGGTTACGTCGGCACGAAGAACGCGTCGGCGATGGGTCGGGCGACGATCTTTGCGGACGTGGATCGGATGCCGAACCATCCGAAGCTGCCGCGGGTGAACCGTTCGCACTCGGGTGCGCCGCGGATCGACTACGGGAAGCAGGTGGTGGTCTTCAAGGTCTTCTAGGTCCTAGTGGTGTCTGGCTTGCGGCCCCTTCTCGCGGTTTGCGGGGAGGGGCTTGATTTTGCGAAAACCAGTTGTATACTGAAGGCATGAGGGAGCATATCTTTCGCGCCGGTACGGCCGTTGCGCTTTTGGTTGGATCATCGTTCGCAATGGGTCAGTGGACGGCGGCACCGCTTGTACACAGCCCCTCTTCGTGGTTTTATGGGGCCTATGTGCGCGGGGTCGAGGGGAACCAGCAGGTCGGCGATATGTCGGTCCTTGGCGGCCACTACGCCATCCTTTGGACCGTCGGGCAGCCAAATCCTCACATTTTGAGTCCATGGACCGACATGCCTGCTACAGCGAACGCGATCGCTGACGGTCAGCAAGTCGGGACGGTGGCGGTCGATGGCGGTGGCACCTCAGCCACTATTTGGACTGGATCTCGTGAGTCTTGGCTCTACATCAATCCACTCGGCGCGAGTAGATCGGAAGGTCATGCTGTATCGGAGGGCCGGCAGGCTGGGTCAGCAACGTTTAGCGGAGTCATGCATGCGGGCTATTGGAGCGGCACCTCCGAGTCCTGGGTTGACCTTCACCTTCCCGGCGCAAGTGCATCCGTCGCCAAGGGAATTCACGGCATTGAACAGGTCGGGTGGGTAGCTCACCCAAGCTATGGCGGGGCGTGCTTGTGGCGCGGGACCCCCGAGTCATTTGTTGACCTAAACCCATCATGGGCCAACAACTCCGGAGCGTCTGGTGTGTATGCGGGGACGCAGGTGGGCCACGCAACTGCAACCCTTGGCGGCCCGTTGCACGCAGTCCTCTGGCGTGGGACGGCGGCGAGTTGCGTGGACCTGCACCCTTCTGGCGCCATTGATTCTCTCGCAAGGGCAGTGTTCGGTCACCAGCAGGTCGGGTCAGCATTCATTGGCGGCAATAACCATGCGGCACTGTGGAAAGGAACAGCAGCTTCATTCATAGACCTTCAGGCGGTGCTGCCACCCCAGTACACCTCATCTGCCGCTCACGGCATATGGGCCGACGCTAACTTCACTTATGTCGTCGGATATGCGTTCGATAGCTCGGTAAGCAGAGATCGCCCCATGATGTGGAAGGGACCGGCACCAGCCCCGCGGCCAGACCTCGATCCAATTGGCAACAAGAGCGTTACTGAGCTTCAGACCCTGACGTTCACGGCATCTGCAACGCACATCGTCCCTGAACGTAGTATGACTTTTGCTTTGATTGGCGCCCCGGAGGGTGCAATTATGGACCCGGAGAGTGGCGAGTTTTCATGGACTCCAACCGAACCTCAAGGTCCAGATGCCCACGTGTTTACCGTTAGGGTGACCGACGATGCTGATCCTCCAAACAGCGATGAGGAAACGATAACGGTTAATGTGTTAGAAGATAACCAGATGCCAACGCTTGATGCCGTTCCTGATCAGGTTGCATTTGAAGAAGTGGCATTCAGCTATCAGTTAGCGGCAGTCGACGACGACTTGCCAGCTCAGCCACTCACGTTTTCGCTTGGGCTTGGTGCCCCGTCTGGCATGACCGTAAATCCTCAGACAGGCTTGATTCAGTGGACACCTACGGAATTCCAAGGTCCTGGCACTTTTCAGGTGACCGCAGTGGTTACCGACGGCAATGGCGGCACAGATGAGAAGTCGTTCGTCGTCTCGGTCGAAAATGTTGACAAGTTCATTCGCGGCCAAATAGCCCTTTCGGACTTTGAAGGCGACTACACTGGCCAGCCTATTACGTTCGAGATCCGGCTTCCAGGACAGTCCCAAGCGCAGGTGGTAAGGGTTGCAAATCTCACCCAAGATGGGACTTATGTGTTTGGCATCTCCGAAGGCGCTATCAGCGCTGGGCTCTACGACCTAACGGCCAAAGGGGCGCATTGGTTGCGTCGCCTTAAGGGAAGCGTCCTTATCTCGCCCTCGGGTGCAAATGGGGTGAATTTCACTGGCGGGCACTCCCTCGTGAACGGTGACTGCGATGGAGATAACGAAGTTGGAATTGGTGACTACGCCTTGCTTAGTTCGGCCTATGGCGCTGAACCTGGGAGTCCTCACTGGATGGCGTCCGCTGATCTAAACGGTGACCAAGCCGTCGACATTGGTGACTACGCGATCCTGAGTGCTAACTATGGGGAAGTTGGCGACTAGCGTTCCTTCGGGACATGCTAGTACGAGCACTTTCGACGATTACGGCTTACGGCGAGGTCCGTGAGAAGGGTGACGAGTTTCGGGTCTACTGGACGGAGGAGGAGGGGCGTCGGTACGAGTCGCAGGGGATTGTGCTCGTGCTCGATTGGGACGGTGCGCCGCGGGTCGCCGAGTCAGCTCCGGAGACCTCGGGCGTGTTTGGCGAGTCACTGACGGAGCGGCAGGATCGCCTCGAGGCATGCCTGCTCGCGCTGCACGAGCGGGTGCGAGCGCTTGAAGACCGGGGGCTTTCTCCGGATGAGGTCGAGGCGATTCGGGTGGCGATGGGGACGGCTGGGGACGCTGTGGATACATCGGACCAATCGGACTCATCGGACGGATCTGATGCTGAGGCGCCAGAGGTTGCCCGTGCGGTCCGGGATTTGATTGACCTCGAGGATGAGGGGGTCGACATCGGGGCGCATCTGACTGATCTGAAAGTCGACGATCTTCGCGCCATTGCCAACGACATGGAGATCCGAAACCTTCACGGCAAGATGACCAAGGCGACGCTCATCGATCTGATCGTGACGGGGCTGCCTGGACAGCGCGCGCAGTACGCGGCCCGAACGGCTTGGGAAGACGCGCAGGACGGTGACGGCGCGATTGTGCGCGATGGGGTGCCGGTGGTTCCTGCGGGCGGGAGTTCGTAACCATTGCCCGATACCTACACTGACGCAGTGACCTCGCTCAACTGGATCCGGGAAGTTCTCGGGGACACGTTGGTCGGGGTCGCTTGGTCGGCGGAGCGGCTGGATGGGCACATGTTCAGCGATACCCGCATCACGAACCTGGTCGACGCGGTTGGGGCTTCGGCTGCGGCGGCATCGCTGGCCGAGTCGAAGGCGGCTCGGTACGCGACGATTGCGGGCAAGTGGACCGACGCCGACGCCTCGGAAGACATCACGAAGTCGGTTGAGTACTTCCAGGATCTTGCCAAGCGGATTCGGGCGGGTCAGCTCGTGCCACCGGGGGAAGCAGCGGCGGGTGGGTTCGCGGTCGAGGCCTTGGTGCTTCCGGACTTGAGCGAGTATCGGACGGACTGAGGGCGAGTGGGGAGTGGCTAGTGGTTAGTGGCGAGTGGGGAACGGGATGGGACTTATCGGACGAGATCGGACCTATCGCTTGATCGTTCGTTTTGGGCATGTCCCAGCGCCTTGCTCGGTCCTTGAACATCACGGTCGACCTATACAACCCTGACAACGCCAAGACGCCGGTCTCGAAGCGGTTTCAGGGGGCTAATCCGTCGTCGACTCCCACGGTCGTGGGTGCGAAGGCCCGGATCATCGCAAAGTACGACGTCAGCAAGCCCAACGCGCCGGGGCGGTCGAACGTCGATCAGATGGACACCACCGACGAGCTGCGGCTTGAGGGCGACACGCCGTGCGGCGACAACTGGTTCGGGGTCGTGACTGGACCGGCTGACTATCCCGAGCTGGGGACGTGGTTCCGGGTGATGGGTGGGCCGAAGACGGGGTCACGGTCGCGGGCGAAGAACTTCCTGATCGTTCGGGTTACGAAGCCGGCTTGGCACAGCTGAGAAGAGTGGCTAGTGGCTAGTGGGTAGTGGCGGGGAACGGGGGAAGTCGGGCGGATTGGACGGATCGGACCTATCAGGACTTGCTGCGATGTGGGGCAGGTTGACAGCAGCGGGCTTTCTCTGCCGTTTTGTTTGTAGTGCAGGCGGAATAGAGGTCGGGGAGAGCCCGGCACGGGGCCGTTTCTTCTCCGGTCTTTTGTTGAACACCGCCTGCACCCCTAAAGAGGGTCACGGTTCATGCCGAGTATTTGATTGTCGGAGTCTGTTCCGACTCAGTAATGTATCGAGCCTAATGTGCATCTCGGCCCCTCCTGGCTTCAGGTGGGGCCGCTCCTTGTTTCAGTCTGACCCTAAAGATTCTCGCCGGGTCTTCCGATGATCTCTGTGTTGGTCACTTAACGGACACCCACTCGAACCCCCGTTTCATGGATGCGTTCTTAGAAAACTGGGGCAGGCTGCCGCCGTAATACCAGGACGGCGGTAATGGCAATTTAGAGGATGTGGCAAAGGAGACCTTCGCGGAGGTTTTTGCCTCGATGCTGAAGGTTGGGCGGACCAAGACTTTGGCAAATTAGCCTGAGGTGATCGTTGATTTCGTCGAGCCCTATGCGCTAGGAGAATTTTGACGTACAATTAGCACATGGGCATCGCGACATTGCTGCCGAATGGCAATCTTCTCATCCCGGACGGAGGGTACGAAGACGGTACATACCTTGACGGTGTACGAGAGATTGGTCCCGAAGACCCGCTCCATGGGCGGTATTTGAAGTGGGCAGAGGACGCCATGGTGTGGACCCAAGAAGAGCGGGACGCGCGCGGGCTGACACGCTACATGCAAGAACACGGGATCGTCGCCTAAGAGAACGAATTCAAGGCACGCACTACAAAGCTCCTACCGGGAAACCGGAGGGGCTTTTCTCTTGACCGATGGACGATTTGTATCCGGCTGGACCGCCAGTTTGGTACCTCCTTATATGCTAAGCGAGGCCTCTCTCCTAACGGTGAGGGGCTTTGCTCTTTGGGGTCGTTCCTTCTCCACGATGGGCACTTGGCTTGACGCTGTCCGCAGCGAGGTTTACACGCTGGTCGAGGCGGCGATTCCTGAACTGACGACGGTCTTCGATGAAGTCGCGGCGCAGCGCGTGACGTGGCGCGAGATGGTCGAGGCGGCCGAGCAGGGCGACACGGAGCGGCTGCACCTTACGCCGCCTTGGCTCGTGATCGAGTGGGGGACTCCGGTGGCTTCGGAAGATTACGCCATCACCTGCGACGTGTACGAGTGGCCGCTGTCGCTGGTCGTCGCGTTCTCGGTCGCGGGGGCGTCCAACGTGGCCAAGACGACTGAGACGATGCTCCTGGAGGCCGAGAAGGCGATTGAGGCGGTGCGCGCGGCGATGCGGGCTCACAACGGGCCGACCTGCCAGTTCCTCAAGCACATGGGCAACCACGACGCCAAGAACCCGGCGAACGAGCTGTTCCTGACCTACGGGCTGCCGTTTCATGGGGTGGTCTTCGACGCCGTGATCCTCTGCGGGCAGACCTAGGGGCGGGTAGCGGGTGGCGGGGGACGGGCGGCGGTTCCGGAGGGAGTGGACCGGAGTGGACCTAGTGGACTTGGTTGACCTTCGTTCGTTGTTGGCGTGACGATTCGAGATGCGCAGCGGCTGTTCGAGCGGATGGAGCAGCAGGTCGACGATGCCGCGGAGCGGGGGTTTCAGAAGGCACTCGACCGGGGCCTGGCGCTGGCGCGGCGGCAGACTTCGGGGCGGCGGTCGCTCTCTGAGCTACGTCGGCGCGATTACCCGTATGCGACCCGACACGGTTCTCCGCTGCTCGATCCCGCGAAGGTGAATTCGCAGACGGGCGGGCTGCTTTCTCGGTGGTTCAAGTCGGGGCAGTTCGGGGGCTCGACTCAGGTGCTGGGCAAGGGAGACAAGATGCCGGGCCGCGTTTTGGGGCAGTCGGTGCGCGATCTTCGGGGCGCGATTGTCAACGATGATCCGGTGACTGAGTACCTCGAGGGGACGACGATTATGTTCCCGCGGCCGGTGGCGGATGCGGTCGAGAAAAAGCTCGAGGCGGAAGCGGAATCGATTGTGGCCAAGGCGGTTCAGGGCGTTCTTTCGCGGTATGCGACGTGAGCCTAAGATTGAGCCGATCACCGATCCTTCGGTGGCGGGTGACCAGGTCGTTCCGGTCGAAGTGGACCCTGCGGAGCCAATTGAGCAGGCTGCCGGATTCGGAGGCTTTGGGCAGTCCGGTGTAGATGTTCAGGCAGCGCTTGCCGAGGACCGGGGGGCCGTCTAATGCCGAGCATTGCCGTTTGGCTGCTTGCCAAGAACATCACAGTGGTTACGGTGACGCCTCAAACGGTGGGGGCTGATGGCACGCTTACCGGCGCAACGGCGATCCCGCTCGTGGCCAAGCTGCGCGACATCGACGACGAGCTTGAGGAACAGACTGAGGAGATCAACCCAATCACTTCGGGTCGGCTCAATAACGTGCCAATCGCTCAGGGCTATCGTTGCGCGATCGAGTTCCTGGGGGTGAACGACGGCGGGGACCCGGACCCGATGATGACGGCGTGGCTCACCTACAGCATCTATAAGATCGCGTACACGATCGGAACCGGCGGGTCGGCCAAGGTCAAGACCATTTACGGCTGCCGGGCCCGCAAGAGCTTCAAGACCAACGGCAAGGGCGCGCCTCAGCTGCGATTCGAGATTCTCTGCGTTGACGTTGGAGCGACCGACTTCGTGACGTTCGCCTGACCCAGGCCCCCACCCTAACCCTCCCCCACGAGAGTGGGAGAGGGGATTTTATTAGAGCACTATGAATGGAAACCCTTTGATGATTCGCCGGAAGCGGCGAGAGCATATCGACGTGATTCTTCACGACTGGGACCAGCCCGAGGGCGCTCAGGCTTACGAGCTGAAGCTGTTCCGGCTGACTGGCAACGACATCCTTCGTGCGCAGTCGCTGTGGGAGGAGCTGACGCAGATCTATGCCCTCGGGGGGACGCCTCTGCCGCCGGTCGATGATCAGCCGGTGATCGTGTCTAGCGGGGCTTGCCAGTTGGCTGCGTACCTCTACACGGCCCAGCGCGAGACCGATCCGAAGGATGGCGGCTACACGGTCGAGATGCTGTTCGCGATGATGACGAGCGACGTGCTGCTGGCCCAGATGCAGCAGGTGTTCTCGGCGGTCCTGCCGGCCGACGCCCGAGCAGAAGGACGAGAAGGGCGAGAAGAAGCAGGGACTGGTGTTCGTCGACCCTTTATCCTCTGGCGCGACGCGGCCGTCCGAGTCTGCGCAGGAAATTTCCTAGGGCATCCCGAGCTGATGGCGCGGGCCGATACCGCGCTTTGGTCGATTAACGAGCGGCTCGGCTCGCTGTGTGCTTTCCTGGGTGCTGATCCGGCAGGCTGCTCGATTCCTGTCCCGTCGATCGACTGGGTCGGCGAGCTGCTGGAAGCGTTCAAGGCGGACGACGATGAGGACGAGGCTGACCCGGACGGTGATCCGCTGGCGCACATCCCGGGGACGATCACGGAGTAGTGGGTAGTGGGTAGTGGACCGGAGTTGGGTTGGTGGACTTTGGTCGGGCGTTCCTTTGGGTTGGCCTGGCATGGTGTCGCGGGAGAGCCGCGGACGGCGCCTTTGGAAGAATCCGCTCATGAAACACTAGGCCGCTGAGTTCTCATGCCGATTGTCATCAACGTCGCGACGCAGGCCGACCTCGGGGTCTTCAAGGACCTCGTGAAGGCGCTTGGGCAGGCCAAGCAGGGCGTCCAGGGCTTTGCGCAGGC